CTTTTACTTCTGCTAAGAAATTTGTATATGTACTTGTGAGTTGAGGATTGCTCCAGTTAGCCATTAGTTACCTCTTGCCGTCCAACTGAAATCCCCACTAACTCTAGTGCCAGAAGTGTTGTATAACAACACTTTAAACGATGTTGGGTTAGCAGTATCCGTGAAATCATAAATTGCAATCACAGGTGATGAAGTTCCTTTTGGAGTAACTGTAATTGAAGTCACATCTACAAAATAAGTACCTCCTTCTGCTGGAACGTTGAAATTAACTGTTGTTCCTCCACTATCGCTTGCAGTTGCCGTTCCACTACCTGAGTCTGTTTTTTGTTTCGTTTCTAATCTCATATTAAATGCAGTTATTTTTAATAAGTCATCATTTCCTGCACTTGCAAAATCATAACGGAATTTGACATATCTAAAACTTGTCCCGAACGCACTATGAGTGTTACTTGCATCTGTTGTAGCTGAACCTGCATAATCTGTATAACTTGTATTGTCTGTACTAATAGAAATTTTAGGTGTTATAGAAGTTGATCCTGCTTCATGCGTTCCTGTCAAAGTTTGAACTATTTTTGTACCTGCCAGAGTTGTTCCATAATCAAGAATTTCTTGATAAAAACCAGACGTTGCAGAAGGTAATCCATAAATTGCTGTTGCTCCATACGAATTCCAATTCGGATATTGAGGTGATCCTGCTGATCCCGTCCCAATAAAATGATCTTGATATGTTCTTGTTGTATCTACATTGACAAACAAGTTCCCTGCATCAGCAAATGCATTTGAACTGGTTACTGTTGTAGGAACAGAAGCTTGATTGGCAAAAGTACTATCAACATTTTTTCTTAAAACATAATCTGGTGGCTGATTAACAGTTGCACTAACTTGTTCAGGCTCTCCCACATTATTTGCAGAATCAATCGCTGCGATCCAATAAGTAAACGTCCCAGATACAGTCTCAAATACAGTCGTAAATAATCCCTGCTTTGTTCCTATGGTTGAACCACTTGCATAACTAGATCCTTTTTTGATGTTGTAATAAAGGATCGGAAGAATTGATTCTGCTTCTGTCCAGTTAAGCAAGACATTGTTATCAATAACTTCTTGGACAAAAGAACCTACTTTTGCAGGAGCTGTAACAATCGCATTTTGTGAAAGTTCAGTTCCATAATTTCCATTTATATCTTTTGCTACAACCCAAAAAGTTTGAGTTCCATTCCAATCAACCTGTGTCGTTGTAGATAAACCTTTAATCGTTGCAATGACAGCAGCACTAGCAAAAGTCGCACCTTTTCTTACTTCATATTCATCAATATTTAAACTCCCTCTCGTTGCTGCTCCCCATGTAAGTTCTAATTCACTTTTTAAAAGAGCATTGCCTCCTACTCCTTTAAAAGCTGTATCGAAACTAGGAACAACACTAGGCAATGTGAAATTAATATCAACATATTCTTCTGCTCCTGTATTACCTTGCGCGTCTAACGCACGAATCCAAAATCTCTTATTTGTATTCCAATTGACAATATAAGAGAATGTTGTTCCTCTTACCTGCTGGTTACTTGTAGCAGAAGCAAAATCAGCAACGGTAGTAGCACTATGAGCCAATTCATAAGCAACAGTAGGTGTGCTTCCATCTTTATTCGTCCATGTCATCTCGACAGACGTTCCACTGTTGTAGTTGAGAGCTAATCCATATTCATCTGCCTGATCATTGCTAATTGTAAGGACATCTCCTGCACTAACATTTCCTGCTATATCAACAGATCGAACATAAAATATTGCACTACCACTAAAATCAACTTTTCTCTTATAAACAGTTGTATCTAATTTTTCAAGTATCGTTGCAAAAGTAGAACTCTTTGAAACTTCATAATGAGAAATTGCATATCTTCCTGTAGTTGAAACCTTCTCCCAACTAATAACAACATTATTTCCTTCAAAAGAAATAGAAGCATCTGGAGCTATAGGATCTGATATTGAAATCGAAATAGAAGAAGCAGTTGTACTATATTTTTCTTGACTGTCATAAGCCTTAATCCAATAACTTTGAGAACCAGCCTCTATGAAACCAAGGTTGTAACTATTAGCTGTAACTCTTGCTATTAAGTTTTCACCAGCAACAGGAGTAGTTGGATTGTAGTAATCATTATTTGATAAACCAAAATTAGCATTAGTCGTTCTTATTTCATATCCAACAACATCTAAATCATCAAAATGTGGATAGACAGCAGTCAATTTATCCCATTGCAATACAAACCCTAAAATTGGATCTAATAAATAAGCAAAATTAGTAATATTGCTAGGATTACGAGTTTTACCTGAAGCAGAAAAACTTCCTGTTAATGCACTGGTAGAAGCAACTCCTGTAGCATTAAGACTGAAAATTTTGAACTCAAATGTTCCAGCAGTTATATCGTTAATATCATCACTTGTTCCTATCTTCATATAAGTATTCCAATTACCTCCATCTTTTCTCCATCTCACCTCATACTTGCTGACTCCTAAAACTGATTGCCATGAAAAAACTATTTTTGCTTTGACTTGATCTGCTTGTTTATAAAGTTGCTGAATAACAGTTAAAGGAGCTGGTGGTGCTGAAGGAATTTCGTTTAAGTTACTGAAATCTCTTTGAGTAAGAGAAAAACCTGATTCAACATTTCCATATTTAGAAGAGTTGTAAGCAAGTGCTGAAACCTTATATTCCAAATCATCGACTTCTTCAACAGCTACTACTCTCCACTGAGTCGTTTGCAAGTTCTGAGCAGATGTTCCACCTGTTGTTTCTAAAATCCAAACACTATTAACATTTGGTGCGCTGCTAAAGACAGTATCTGGAACAATGACATTCCCCGCAATGCTACTAACAGGTCTTGATTCGACAGTGCCATCTGAAAGTAATACATGAATTGTTCTTGTATATCCCAAAGAAGCAGTTGTACCTTGAGGTAAATCGGTGTCCACACCAGCCTCACCATCAACTGTTATTTGGCTAGTTGTCGCTGCTGCAATCCGACCACCTCTTCTTAAACCAGCTTTTAACGGATCTGCTACATCAATAATTTGCCCAGGACGTACTAAAACACCAGCTTCTAAACTACAAGTAAAGCTAACAACCTCAGTTTCTTGCGCCTCGCTGTAGATAAGCCAGCGACCCACACGCCGAGCTTGACCACGACTTGTGCAAGCAAAAGCCTCAATATTCTTAGTAATAACTCCGTATTTTGCTATCCCATTGAACAAACTTGCATCATCTTCTACCTCTTCATAGGCAAAAGTCCGAAGAGTTTGATCAAAATATTTAACGACAACTGCTGTTGCTCTTGACCTTTGACTACTACCCGAATAATTAAATCCCTCAGATGTAATATTCGCCAGAGTAAATAGATAACTACTTGAACCTGGCTTGTCTTGTGTTAATGCAAGGCTTCCCACAGACCAGTAAGGCATCGCCATGAAAACAGCCGACATTGAATTGATTAAATCAAAGGCTTCTGCTCTTCCTTGGATATAAACATTGCAAGAGAAACGTGGTTCAAATCCACCAAAACCATCAGCTATTCCATGCTTACCATTTGCCCCGTAATCATTATTTGGATTAGTAGGTCTAGTGTTATTAGCAGAGCAATATTGAGAAGCAGCATAAAAATCAAATTTACTTAACCGTTCTGCATTGCCATTAAAACTAGCTTTCTCTGAAGCTGTAAGTATGTGATCACCTAGCCCGTATCTTTGAGAAGTCAAAAGATCCCATAAGCACCATGCAGGATCGCTGCACCAAGTAGCAGCTTGGAACGTACCATTCCAAGTGCCTGAGTAAATTAATGCTCCAGTATTACTATCAACAGTTGCATTACTTGGGATTCTTATCTTCGTACCACGAATTAAATAAGCTCTTTGAGGTATAGAAGAAAACTGTTCTGCATCAATACGAAGACCAGCTAACGCAGAGTTTGGATAAGTATTATTTGTATAAGTAATCCTGACGTAGGAATCCCACCATGTCTGATTACTTAATCTGGTGCTGTCAGGAGTACCTTCTGATCCAGCATTAGCCGTTAAACGAATAACTCTTATCTTGACATCTGTACTAAAAGTGGCAGGCAATGTGATTTCATAATCCCTCTTATATAAATCACCTGTTCGACCTGAAATTGTATCTGTAACCTTGTCAGTAAAACCACCACCATCGACTGACATCTGAATCTTTATTTGAACCGAAGTTCCTTTAATATCACCGTCGTCTTCTATTTCTTGAAGTTGAGGAATTTTTAAAATTACTCGAATAACATCTACTGAATCTGAAGTTGTAACAGTTTCAGTCTCTCCTACATTTGGATCATCTTTTACAACTTGTCTATTAACAGAAACAGTAGTTGCAGCATTATCAAAACCATTTATTTTTGTTTGACTAGATGTACCTTCTCTAAACGCATAAGAAACATTATCAAAGTTATAACTATTATCACCATTCTGAATAGGAGTGTTGTTTAAATAAACAGATTTCAATCCATCTTTTAAACCTTCTATTTCACCTTCAGAAATAAGATCTAATACGTTTGCATAACTTTTACTATCAAGAGAATCCTTATCAGTAGTCGGTGTGCGACCACCACCGCCACCACCTTTTCCACCGCCACCACCGCCAGAACCAATAATCTTTGTCATGTTGCTTGCTCCGAAACGTCGATTTCAGCAGAGATAACAACAGATCCTGTCAGAATCTCTCCATAACAAACAGGAACTGCTGTCCCTGCTCTACTTGTTTGCTGAATCCCACTAAAGCTAAACGAATTTTGCGGATCTTCTTCTGATTTTGGAGTTTTCGGTACAGGAGTTAAAAGTCCAGCTACTCCAGAAAGTACTAATAATATTCCTATATTTCCTGCAAGCGCACCGAGTCCACCTGCTGTTCCTGCTAATGCTCCAGTCCCTATAAACCCAGCACCTTTTGCTCCGAAAGCGAAGCCAGCACCAGGAGCCATTATTGCGACACCTATTAAGGCAGCACCTAAAATAATTCTTCCTACATTTCCAGCTCCAGCGATGACAGGAGTAATACTTATATCTTCTGAACCAATAGGATAAGTAATCTCATCTAAAGCTAATGCCGAACTTCCAACTTCTACCTTGTAATACTGTTTAGCCATGTGTTGCTCTAAAGCAGGCCAATTAGCAACTAGAAACTTAACAGCTTCAGCAGCATTATGAACATCTGCCTCTAAAACTCTTTTGCCGACAAACTTTGCAAGTTTTCCATACAACTTAACCTTTCTAAGCATGACGCAAAGTTATCCTCCTACCAATACACTTTAATAGCCATTCGTCCAATTGGTCACGACTCGATAATCTTCCTTGTAAATGATGCAAAATATCATTCCCCTCTAAGAACACAGCAATATGATTTAATCCCTTACCTCGAATACTCATCAATAAACAATCACCTTGCTGTAACTCTTCCTCTGGAGCAAGTTCTCTAAAACCTGTTTCTTTCCAACAATCGTCAAACATTGGGTTTAATCTAAAATCTTCTGGATTAATAGGTCTTTCCCAGTCTCTTAATTCTGTACCTTTTTCTAAATGAAAATCTCTTACTAACGTCCAACAATCAGTAACACCCCACACCCAAGTTCTACCTTCAAGTGGTGCTTTATATCCAGATGGTTCAAAGTAATGCCACTGTTCTGTTTTTGGATTAACAATATACCAAGGTAATTCACTTGCCTCACATGAAGTCATATCTGCTTGGCTAGGAGTTGGTGGGGTCTTCGGATGCGAATGAACTATCGCTAATATTTCTCCAGCATCTTCTGCTGCTGCATAATCTTTCGGATCAAGAATGAATTGATCGTATCGACTTTCAGCAATATTCTTACAAGCCCAATAATATTCTTTTCCCTTTAGTACAACTAATAAACCACAAGCTTCATTTGGATCAGCTTCCTTTGCTGCCAAAAGCGCATCGTTTTTCCATGTCATGTTCTAAATGTTCCTATACCTGGGAAATCAACAGGTAAACATTGTCTTTTAGGAAGACGAACACCAGCTAAATCAAGCGCACTACATAATTCAAATTCAACAACTTCTTTGTTCTCATTTACTTTTCGATCAACAAAATAAACCTCATCAGGAAATCTTTGAGTGGAATCTGGATCTTGATAAGGGTTCCCAAGTTCTTCTCTTTGGAACGTATCATCATTTTCCATCGTGAAAACATCTACACCATCTTCTTCTTCAATAAAAGAATCAGTACCAAAACTTTCAGCATCAAGGAAGCGTTCAAGAGTTCTGATCCTTGTAAGTTTTGCCCCTGCTAAATCATTACCTGTCGTTTTAACATTTACCTCATTTAAAATGGCAGTAATCGTACTAAATAAATTACTAACAACCATTGTTGGTCTTGGTAATGATCCTTTCCCCTTATATTCAAAACCTTCTGCTTTAATCGGTAGCTGTTGATAAACCTGACCACCAAACTTTATATCGTTGTAATTATCCATTGTCGTATTGCTAGAAGCACCATTATGAAAATAATAAGTAGGGTGAACAGCTTTAAAAGTCACAGTTCCACTTGTTACTGTCCCTCCCACTGAAGCAGGCCATGAAGGTTCAGATCCACCAGTCGTACCAGGAATTGTCACTCTGAAAACAAGACCACTGGCATGGGTCGTAGTACTTCTAACTTCTTTTCCAAATCTAATATCTGAATTAGCAGCCCAAGTATTCCAACCAGCCGTCCTTACATTGCCATGCAAAGTTGTATCTAATTCCAACTCAAACAACTCAATAATTGCAGTTGGATTTGAACTTTGTAATTGACTAACTGGTACTGGCATCAGCTCGCCTCAAATACCTGCTTAAATTCCATCGAAATATTGTTGTTGTTAAAAGATGTCATATCTACACTCCAACTCTCACAAACATATTTCTTGTGATTGGTTGTTGTGGGATCAATCCAATCAAAACTTTCTTTACCATTTCTTGCTTGTAAAAAACCAACAATTTTATCTCGATCAGCATCAGTTCGATTATTAAAAGAAAGATTCCAATTCTTTCTCCTTGTATTCATGCCCATCGTATTTCTTTGTTGATAGCCATCTCCGAATTGGGTGATACGAAGATCAGGAGATTCATTCACGCTTGCTGCATAACTAGCAGCCGTCACGCAATTCAATGTAGCGTCATCAAAAGTAGCCATAAGAAATTAAGCTAAAAGTCCTCCTGGTCGTTTTTGTTTTACTAATTCTGCCTCAATAGCAGAACCGAGCATCCTGCCTAGTCGATCCATTTGTTTGCCATCACCTTCGACTTTAGTACCTTTCGCATCGACTGACACATTCACAGTAGTAGCACCGCCGCCACCAGCTATTCCAAGTTTTCCATCTCTACCACGTTTTAGCGGGACGATAGCTTCAGGCCCAGCTTCACCCATCAGGCCAGTTCCTTTGGAAAATGGGAAGAGTGTAGGACTATTAACTATGCCTCCCTTATAGAAAGGAACAATACCGTTTTTGCCGTAAGCGTTTCCTAGTGCGTTTGTACCAATGCTCCAATCTGTATAAACACCAGCAGCATCTAAAGCACTATCCGACATGATTTTTCCTGGCGCATTTATATCAAATTTATTCTTACCACCGCCAAACATATTCCCAAAACCCGCAATGATATTAAACATCATTTGTTTTGCAATCATCTTCGCTATATCAGCAATAACAGAACGAGCAAACTCCTTGAACTTCAATTTTCCAGTTGTTACGAACTGACTCAAGTGATCAGCCATCCTGTCGAACCATGACGCTGTGACGTTTGCAATTTCTTCGCCACTATTTTTCACTGAATCTGCAAATTTCGCCCAACCACCCTGTAATCCTGAGAAAGTGTCTTTCCCCTCTTTTTCCATCTTATCAAATACAACCTTTCCTCCTAACCTCGTGATCTGTGTTTGAAGTTCTAAAATCGCATCCTTATACTCCTTTATTTCTGCATTTAGAGCCTTCCTCTCACCTCTTGAAGTTCCTTCAGCATTAAGTGTCGCTTGAAGTTCTTTTACCTTATCGGTTACCCTTTCAAGTTCTGCTTCTGTTTCCTTAAGATTCAAATCAGTTATATCACCAATGATTGATACATCTTCCATCTGTTTACTAACATCATGTAAAGCCCATATAGAAGCAACAACTCCACCGATAACAGTCGCAAGTGCTACCCAAGGATTTGCTGAAGTAATAGCATTAAAGACTGCTTGTGCGGTTGTCGCAGCCTTGATTGCTTTAACAAGCCTATACACTGACCTGGTCATTTTTATCATTGCCGCCAACCCAGTTCGAGCCATCCCAACTAATCCTGATTTATTTGCTATCTGCTGCTGAATGTTATACGCAACCAAAGCAACAGTTGCTGTCACTATTGCTGGCCTCAAAATATCAAAATTCTCAGCAAGAACTTTAACAACTTGAGAGAAACCAAAGAAAACATCTCCTCCAATCTCTGCAACTTTAGTTAGAGCAGGGACTAAATCAATCAATATATTTGCACTAATTTCTTGAAACTCGCTACCAATAGGAATTAATTCATCTCCAATTGCAATTCTTAACTTATTCATTGCAATTCTTGCTCTTGCCCCAGCTTCTTCAGGAGAACCTGCAATTTTCCTAGCTAAACCAGCATATTCAGTACCTAAACTTTCAATAAACTTACTCAACATATCTAACCCAACTGTTCCGTCTTTCAATGCCTTCTGCAAAGATTGAGTCGATATGTCATTTGCTTTCGCAAACTTCGTTACGGCTCCTGGAAATCTTTCACCGAGCTGCCCAGAAAGCTCTTCAGCACTCACTTTTCCTTTTGAATAGATCTGAACCATCGCTGTTATCGCCGACTTCACATCATCTGCACTACCAGCAGTACCCTTAATTGCAGCAGTCGTATTTAAGAAAGCTTCTGCTGCGTTATTTATATTTCCACCCGAACCTAAAACAGCAGCACTTAATCTTGTCATTCCTCTTATCGCTACTTCCTGCGGCACGTTGTAATCTTCTACGGCTGTCTTAACAGCCTCCATAGCGACTCCATAAGAGCCAGCATCTTTCGTGATTTGTTCTAAAGTTAACTCTGATTTAGAAATGCCAGCCGCATAGTCAGTAGAGCCACCAATAAATTCGGTGATGGGGCGACCAACCTGCGCTCCAACCAGTCCACCAGTCGCTGCACCTTGCTGTCCACCAAACATTTGGCCAACACCAGCCCCTAAAGCACCAAACGGGCCTCCAAAATAAGCACCACCTAAGACTGATTGTCCAAAACCTAAAAGTCCTTTTTTGCCAAAGCCTTTGCTGCTTCCTTGCAATTTACTTAAAGATCGATTAGTCCGATCAATATCTTGTGTTAACTGTTTAAATGCAGAACTATTTGGAGCGACACTATTCCTTAACTTATCAAGTGAATTTCGTTGCTCATTTAATTTATTAATACTTTTATTAGAAGCAGAAGTCTTTTTAAGAATTGATCTTCTTAAGTCATCAACTGACTTAGAAGTATTTTTCATTCCTTTTGATATTTTTCTTGAATCAAATTTTTGCCCTTTTACTCCTCCCATTGCCTCTTCTAAAGTCGGCTTACCAGGAGGGAGCAATTTCTGATTAACATTTGGATTAACTTCCTTCGCTATCTCTTCTCTTCTTTTCTTTAAGGCTTCATTACCTTTTTTTATTGTTTCATTCAACTCCTCTTGTTTTTTCTCAATTTTTAAAGTTGTATCTACCCATTCCTTAGAACCTCTTTTTAAATCAGGTAAAAGTTCATTTAAATTATTTAATTCTGCGGCTAAACCTCTATCTGTTTTTGGATAGGCCAAATCCTTGCCTAATCCCATTGGATCTTTTCTACTTAAAATAGGCTCACCAATATCACCTCTAATTATTTTGGCTAAATTGCCTGGGAGAATATTTTTACCCTCAGACCATTGCCCAAAAGAAGGAAACTTTAAAGAAGGATCAGTTTTATCTAATTGCGTATATTTTCCATAAGGACGACCAGAAGCAGTCCTTTCTTTTTCCATCGCTCGATAAGTATCAGACTTCCAAGATTCCCAACCTTGACCAGGGAATTTGTCTGACATCTGATCAGAAAGAAAAGCACCAATACCCTGTATTTGCTGTGCTATAGGAGGCTTGCCTCTAAATTCTCTTTCCGCTGGCCCCATGCCAGTCAATCCATAAGCAGTTCCTTTTTTAGTCGTAGATTCTAAAATGCCACCAGTAAGAGCTTTTTCTTGTTGGTATAAATATGATCTAGCCCTAGATTGTTGCTGAGATATTTGATCGTCTCTAGCTATAGTCCTAGCCCTAATATTTGCTACTTGACTTCTAGAGGCAGCATCTTGAGCAGAAAGTATTCGTGTCTGAACTCCCTCTTCAGCATTTATTTTTGCTAATACTTCTAAATATGCTTTTGACTTTATATCTAAATCTCCTTGAATATTTAATGCTTCTCTTTGTACTTTATTTAATTTGCCTTGCTGTAAAAGATCATCTTGCCGAAATGTATGTATACCTCTACCTTTACCATCTAATGCTTCACCTTTTAAAAACTGAACATTAGATTCCTCTATCATCTTCTGGAAAGCCAGAGAACTTCCCTTTAAGTCCCTCTTGGTGTAAGTACCAGTTGAACCAGACGGTTTGAATTCAGTTAAAAACTTCCTTTGTTGATCAGTAATATTTTCAAAAGTCCTTGTTACAAGCAAAGCTTGTAAAGAAGCCATTCGACTAGAGAATTGTTCAGAAGTACCAGCAGCCCAATTCTTATCAAGTTTTGAATCTAATAGCCCTCTATCTCCAGCACCAGGACTAAGACTCCCACCTCTTCTACCTCGTCCTCCTGCATCTAATTCTTTTTCAATTCCAAGACGAGTTTTTAATTCCCTATTTAACGAAATAATGTCTTTCGTTAAACTTTTATATGCTCTTCCTTGAAAATCAGACTGCGCCCTTAGTTTTTGAAACGCACTAACTTGTCCTTTTATTCCTTCTACACTACTTTTAGTCGCTGCACCAAACTTACTTATCTCTTTCTGTAACCCTTCAATACTTTTCTCAGATATTTTTGACTGCGAACTAACCTGTTTTAATTCCTTCCTTAAAAACTCAAGATTACCTAATCCTTCATTTTTTATACGAACAATCAGCTCCTGGACAGCATCTTTAGCCATTATTTAGACTCCTTCTTACTAAACTCTTTTAATGCCGCTACTTCCATAGTTTGAAGTCCTTCTAATACATCAAGGCGGTCTTCTATATTGTAGAGGTCAAATAGACCTCCAGCTACTAATAATACTTCATATTTTAATCCAACATACCCCGCCATTGAGACAGTCCACTGAGTTTGCATCTTTAAAAAGACCATAACAGTCTCCCAATTGCAATCCCAAACCTCAAATTCATCTTTCTTTTCTGGGCTTTTAGGAATCTCAATACCAAACGCTTTTGCGTCTTCTTGAGTCATGTCTATTTCTTCTTTGCCGCCAGAAGCCCAGTAAATAGCGGCCTCTTTTAGTTTCCCTCCTTACCTGTGGAATAAAATTTCTGGAATGCTTCGACAACACCAGCTACAAAATCAACATCTTCTGAAAAGTCTTTTAAATTAGTTTTGGTGAAGGGGATCTCAGTTCCATCTTCTTCCGTGATGTCACTCCAACCCACAATAATCTTTTCCAATGCTTTATCTTCGTCTGCTTTTCCAAAAGCCTCTAATTCTTTTTTAGCTAATCTTTTGAATTTAACAGTAAACGTATCTGTCTCAAATTCTCCTGCATTTGTTTCAGAAGGACGTTTGATTTCAACAGGCCAAGGATAAGCTTTTGACTTTCTACGGATAAATGCCATAAAGAATAAAGATATGCCTTATTACAATAGCCCAAAAAAAGGGGGGTATAAACCCCCCAGTACTACAAAGTGAAGATTTAACTACTCAAAGATGATTGAAAGTTCATCATTACCACTTGTAGAAGGAATCATTGTGTAAGGGCAATCCCACATCGCAACTCCGTCTTCTTCGGAGTAACCGATAGAACCTAAATCAACACGATTCTTCGTTGTCTGACTGGTTACAAGACCTGACTGGATTGTGACCTTATTAAGTGCAGTAGTTCCATGAACGAAACTAATCTCACCTAATGTTCCATCTGCAAGTGCAGCAGCAAATGGGTTCCATTGCTGACTACCACCACTAGCCAAATTAACAGCCTCAACAGTTACAGATCCAGTAACATTTCTGTTTGTGATCATCACTTCAGGGCTACCACCAACTAACTCACGGTAGATAACTTCATTACCAACATCCAATGAGAAGTTACTCATCTGGAGTCCTGTCTCACCAAAGATCTTGAATGTACCAGTGTTGGTGTTATTGAAGAGCAATGGAGATGCTTGCTTCTGATAAGAAGGAGTTAAAGCAGTTGCGTCAGCAGGAGCTATGTAAACTCCAGTAAAAGTAAAGTCAAAAGTAGGAATTTCACCCACAGAAGCTGTGATTGAAAATGTTCCTTTTGCTCCTTTTACAGTGTGCTGGACACCATCTATGTTGTAGAGAATACTGACTGTTGTGGAGTCAAGAGAATTAGGAGTGTAAAGACGTTTTGCATCGTCTGTTGTCTCCGTAGTGAATCCACAAGCTTCAAGACACTCACCAAAGTTAGGAGCGTTATCAGCATCTTCATTTCCACCAGCGTTCTGTCCGATCCCTGCCATTTCAACAGAGAAAGTACATTCAACTCTAGTGTTTGCCTGTAGCTGTTCGCTGGCTCCAAAGTAAGGTCTAACAAGGTCACGACTTACTACATCACTCTGTTGTGGAGTGATATTTAGGTCACGAACTAAAAGACAGTTAGCAGCTTGTGGAGCGTTGTAAGTTCCAGCAGTGCTTTCCTTTAGAACAGCAATGACTCGTTTGCGTGTTAGTAAGGCCATTCGTAATTACCTTTGTTGGAATTGGAGCAGGAACAAGGAATGATTTCCCGCCCTCTCCCAAGAATTTCAATTATCATCATAAACAATATGGGTTGTTAGGGGTCAAGAAAGAGTTCCATAAGGAGTTCTGTAATCGACCTCAAATTCACACATAATTAATCCTGCTGGCTGATCTGCCTCTATTAACTCAAATGTTGTAGTAGATGGACGTACATCTATTGCCAAACCACCAACTGTAGGATCAGCTAATAACTTGGAATGTAAACTTTCAACCGTTGCATCTGCCAAATTATCTGGGATTGCTCCCCTAGAAATAACAACAACTCTTAATCGCAAAGTCCAATCAATATGACCTGTTGTACCTCTAATCGAAGGTTGATCATTACTCCATTCCAGAACTAAAGCTGGTGATTCTGCTCTAGTCGTAGGCTCGGCTCTTGATCTGTAAATACGAGTTGATACTCCAGTTGTTCCAGCAAGAGTCGTTTTCAATGCTGCAATAATCTGTTCCCTTTTACTTGCCATGAGTTAATTCTTCATTAATGAAAGGATACAGAAACTTCCATCATCTATCTTTCTTGTACTACGAACTTTATAAGCATCTCCATTAACTGTTAAAGCAGCATCAAAGATCAAAGCTCCTAAATCAGTTGTCTTAGCAGTCAACATATAGTCGGTGGTCATCACGACACCATCTGCAACTATCTCGTCAGGCTGCTCCAAAATACCTTTATAAGTGGCACTGTTATAAACAACAGTGTCATTAAAATCAGAAAAGAATACGTCTAAATCTTCAGTAAAAGCCATAAAAAAAAAGCCCCAATTAAGGGGCTAAGAGAACTTAACCGTACTTTTTAAGACCAACTAAGTTGATGCTGTAACGATAGGTCTGAGAAGAACCACCAAGAGTTTGAACAATCTTGATGTAACGCTTGCACTCGTCTTTGTTAAGAGCAAGTGTCTGCAATGAAGCAGAAGTAGTTACCTGCGTAAAAGCAGCACCAGAAACATCTGTATAGCTACCACCAGAAGTAGCACAGTCTTGGATCTTAACGTCCAATGTAGGACTAGAACCGCCACTAGCAGAAGAATCTAAGATTAGGACAACATCTCCATCGTATGTAAGGAGATCTATCGCACTTGATGTTTGAGTAGCAGTTACGTTTGCTGCTGGAGTAGGTACACCAGCGAAAACACTCAGCTTCTCTAAATTTTGCTGAATAATAGCCATTTTATTTCGCTGCGGATGCAGGAGGAGTAGGAGCAGTATCAGCCTTTGGAGCAGGAGTCTCTTTAGGCTTTGCTGTTACAGGTTTCTTAACAGCTTTCTTTTGAACAGGTTCAACATATTCTTCAGCCTGTCTTTGGCCTACTAATAGTTGAGCAACATGATCATCAAGGTCAATGGTAGAGCCAGAGTCCTGTCGGACTCCAGCTACCATTACATCACGGAGGATTTTAACCTTCATGTTCTTATGTTCCGTAGCAGAACGCACCAGGCTGCTTAACTGCAAAGTCAACATCTTGAAGTGCAATTACTCTGACGTTTCCACTTGTTGCACCAGCGTAAGGATCAACAGTCAAGTCAACACCAGACCATGTACCCATTACAAGCTGAGAGAAGTCTCCGAAGAGAACATCGTTGTTAGCAAGCTGGTTAGAAACAAGAGCAGGATAACCGTTGATCTCGTTGCCTTCCCAAACGAACTGAGCTGTACCTGATGCCTTCTCAGTAGACTTCAATGCGCCTCTTGCAGCAGCATTAAGGATGTACTTAAGAGAACCAGCATCAGCGTTTGCAGAAGCTACGTCTGTCTCCATACCGATGTACTCAGCAAAAGTTCCATAAGTAGTTATGGTCTGAGTGCCGATACCACTGGTATTAACTAAACCTGTTGGCTGGTTAGAAGAACCAGATCCATAGATGCCAGCTCTGTCTAGCTCAAGAGCTAAAACCTTCGCTAAATCTCCTCTTACAAACTGCTCAACATCAATTGAAGCTTGAAGAAGAGTCTTTCTTGAGAAGTCAACATAACCACCTAAAGTTTTAGGAGTCATGTTCACCTGATCAAAAGCCTGTTGGCTTTCTGTAGGTGCAGATCCTTCTCCAACCCAGTAAGCAGTCGAAGCTGAAGTTTGGCGAGGAATACTGATATTTCCAGTCAATCCAGAAAGTACAGTTGTACCTGCCTGCATGATCGCCATTCTGTTACGAAGAATGTCGATGAATGATCCAGCAAGTAAATCAGTAGCAACTAAGTTTCCACCTGCTGTTGCTGTACCTACTGTTAAGTCTCTTTTTAGGACTTCATTAGGAACGAGGAAGCCGTTTGCTGGCTTGCCATAACGCTTAGAAGCTTCTTCAGAAACTTCACGCTCAAAAGAAGCAGCTTCTTGAGCTTGTCTATCGGCAGGATTAGATAGTGCGTGTAACGCTCTAATAAAGGAGAACCTTTTGACCTCTTTGGCCTCAAGACCTACTTCGTTTGATGACATGTCAGTTGACCGTATAGGAGTGTTGCTTGCCTCAGATCTCTTAGATATAAGATCGAGAATTTCACCGTTGACTTCACTAACAGACTTACCGTCTTTAATGAAACCTTGGGTGAGGTCGTCTGCGCCATGTTGGCGACAAACAGCGTAAATAGATGAAGTACGAACTTGCTCTTCTTCAAGCGCACGTTTTACTTCAGCAGCCGTATCTACTTCAACAGATCTCTCTGCTTTTTCAATAACAGGCTCTGGAGCTTCTACGGCAGTTGCCGTATCCACCACAGTTTCTTGTGATTTTTCTTCCATAGATGGAACCGAGGGTGATGCGGTTGTTGCCGCAGAACGTATCTCCTCTTCAGGAGATTTG